AGATGACTCAGTAGTTGTAGATGACTCAGTAGTTGTAGATGACTCAGTAGTTGTAGATGACTCAGTAGTTGTAGATGACTCAGTAGTTGTAGATGACTCAGTAGTTGTAGATGACTCAGTAGTATAAGTAAATATAATACTTTTTAGTATTATATTAGAATTATCTACAAGATTTACAATCTTTTATCCAAACATAATATATAACAATTATAAGTGAAAGTACAGTTGTACTTATTCCACCCCATAATAAAATCTGTTTTCTTTTCTTATAGTTTGAAGACTGGTTGGCTCCTAAAGAACTCGCCCCTGCTCCAGCCATTGCTAAAGGAACTGCTATACAAGCAGGACAGAATGTTTCTTTGATGTCTTTTTCATCTTTTTTATCCATTATTTATTATACAATAGAAAATATATCTATATAAATAAAAATGGATATGCAAATAAAAAATACTCCAGTATCTTCTTTTATCGCCGTGTCTGTTATAGTTATATTTTCTCTTTACACTACAAGTGTTATTAAGTCAATGCCTTGTGGTAAAAATATGATAGATAGTTTCTTAAGTAATTTCGTACATATAGATAGTATACATTTATTTTCTAATTTATATGTTCTATATGCTCTTTCTAGAGTAGAACTATCCCTAGGACCTAAAAAATTCTTTTCTCTTGTAATATTTCTATTATGTGTAAACACTGTATTTGAAACTACTTTACATAAAATGACAGATAAAATTCCATGTTCTATAGGATTTTCCGGAGTTCTTTTTGGAATATTGACTTGGGAAATAGTAACAAACAGAGGAATAGATATGTATATCGCTTCGTCAATTATGCTGATGACTATTTTACCTTCTCTACAGTTTAAGAATGTATCGTTGTCTGGACATCTTGTGGGTTCAGTCTCAGGAATTCTTTCAGCTTTATTATTCAATCAAATTTCAAAGTTGTAATAAACTTATACATTTTTTGTCAATCAAAATACAAATTCAGTTTAAATTATATGATATTTTTTCTTGGCTTCTAAATATTTTGCTCTGGATTCATCTTCGTTATCAAATAATCCAAGATAAATTATTTTCCCATCTAAACAAATTTGAGCCATCCACTTCTTTACTTTCTTATACCAGGTATACCCTTTAGCTTTAGTATTAAATTGATTTTGTTGATGAGAAACTAATCGTAGGTTTTCAATTGAATTATTCAATTTATCCCCGTCAATATGGTCTACCATATTGTCTGTTATAAAGCCAGAAAAGTAGACGGTTCTTTAAAATAAAAGTTAGTTTCGAAACTTCAAAGCAAAAACCACACATTAAATAGCCTTCATAAATTTTTCTTAATATATTTACCTCTATTTTTTCCAGTTTTGCTCTCGTCAAGTAGATAAAATTCTCCATCCTCCTCTTTGTATATCATTTTCTATATTTGGGTTTTCAAAATCAAAGGATATTTCAAAGTTAATTAAACTCTCAATCATTTTTATATAAAATTTCGTTTTATAAATTTTATATAAATGGCTGCTTTTGAACCTTTTATCATATTTTTTATAGTTAGAATTAAAGGATCAGAATACGTTTAGATTTTATAAATATAATATTTCTACTTATTTACCTTTTTTATTAGAAGAAATCTTCTTCACTTTATCGTTGTCAACCAACCTGAGAAATTTTACATATTCAGTCTCAAGTTCATCTAAATCATTCAGCCATAACTGCTTCTCGGTTGTTGCCCTTAACCCATCAATCTTTTCTTGAATAGATATAATATCGTTCCTGATCTGTCTAACCTTGTTTGCTGTGAAAGTTCTTACTTGCAATCTCAAGAGATAATCATAACTCCCTCCGCTCTTTTCTTCTTCGTCTTCTTCTGTATGATTTGCCTTCTTCTTATTATCCTTATCGTATCCTCTCTCTTCCAATACGGAGATAATATTATTTTCCTCCTCATTCATAATATTTAAAGTGTTGTTTATAACCTCTTCAACAAATCTTGCCTTATTTCCAAGATACTTCGATTCTCCCTCTAAAGCGTCAAGCATATGTCTCTTCCTTTTCACGTAGAATGCAAATCTCACAGTACAGAAGTAGTTGATAATCTCATCAACACTCTCGAACTTCTTAAGTTGATCCTCCTGATTGAACAATACCATATTGGAAGTGTATAGATAACTATGAAGTTTTAGATTATCCAAGTTACACTTGAAACCATCTCGATCTTCCGTAAGAACAAAGTTAGGTTTCTTAGGAGTAGAATAGTTCTTCATACTTTTGATCTCCTTCTTTTCAACGTGCTCCTCTATTGTCTCCTTGAACTTGTCAGTCCAAAGTCCTATTGGAAGTTCTGTAATAGTTACCTTATTTCCTGCTGTTTCCAAAACACCTCGTGTAATATATCTATTCTCTCCGTTTTTCTCAATAACTCCTGTAAAACCCCTATACCAAGGCTTTATTTCTGGAAGCATAGAAATCATAATAGTATCATCTTCTGGATCCTTAATTATAATCTCTCCGTCGCTCTCTAACCAAGTTCGGATAGCAGTTGTCATATCGAGAGGATTATAACAAGGTACATTACAAGACCAACCTGTACCTATACCAGCGGAGCATCCATTTATTAAAATCATTGGGATAATAGGCACATAGAACTTAGGTTCAATAGTATCTCCATCGTCTATAACATAATCAAGTAGAACATCATCCTCTTCTCTGAAAATCAAATGTGTAAGCATATCCATTTTTGTGAAAATATACCTTGGAGATGCTGCGTCCTTACCTCCATTTGACCTTGTTCCAAACATACCATCTCTGTAAAAGAGAGGAATATTGTTTGAACCGGGAAACTCGTTCGCCATTTTTGTGATTGTTTCAAACAGATTCTGTTCACCGTGATGGTAATTGGAATGTTCTGCTACGTAACCACCAAGTTGTGCTACCTTTAGAGAGCTACCAGAAAATTTCAAATTTCTTTTTTTCACAGCATATAGAATTTTCCTTTGCGATTCTTTCATTCCATCAATACCATTTGGAATACTTCTTTTACAATCTTCGTGAGAGAATTTAATCATCTCACCGTCAATGAAGTTTGAAATATTCATACGAGTAATTTCGTCTTGATCGTCAAGAGAATATGCTGCATTTTGGTTGTATTCTGCCAACCAAGTCTTACGACTATCAGCGTGTCGTTTGTTGAAGACCTTGTTCATATTTGTAAATGTATTTTCGTCATTTACATATTCAACCATCTTCAATCCAAAAGTATCAGGGACATCTTCTGGTTTAGTTGTTCCTAACCCCTTGTAATATTTCTTCTTAAAGTTTTTCGTTTGTGCCGAAGCATATTCCCTAAATCGTCTTTCATCGTAAAAAAGCAAATCTCCTTTTGGACGAAATACTCTCACGATTGGAGTTTTCATACTTACAATGAATGGAGATTCACGATCATATAAAGTTGGAAATAATGAGTGAAAGAAATTCATAATTAGACCCTCTATGTGAATTCCATCTGTATTATGTACAATCATCTGTCCAATACCAGCCTGAAAATGGTGATTATCAGTTTCAATGTCATAGACATATTGTTCAGTAGTTCCAAGATCAATAAGTTTCTTAATCATATGAGGATCTCTTTGTTGATGTCCCTTTGTCATACATAGAGTAAATACATCAGGTTTATCATCTCTACAGTTAATCGAAACTTCATATCCTAAACTTTTACACAATAGAAATACAGCTTGTGCACCTATTTTCTTATATACATCTATGCGTGTAGCACCTGTACTTTTATCACAATCTCCATCATACATTCCTTGGAAAAAGTTTTCTCTTACATTAGTTGGGGCGTTAAGAATAATATCTGGAATAGTCTTAGACTGCCCTGAATAAAATAACTTACGATAATTTTCAATAAAGTGTTTAACTTTCTTACCACCATTTAGATTTAGTTTATAATTTTGGGACCCCCTTGTTTCATGGCTATGACGATCATCTATAATTTTGAAATCAAGCCCGTATATATCACATAAAATATCTCGTGCTTTTTCAAGATAATTGAGATTTGTATTAGAAATAAACCAAGAGTAAGAGATTCTATTAAATGTGTATGTTTTTGGTCTATTTAGTGGTCTCTTATGATATTTCCATTCATATATACCACAAGAACCATCAGTAAAGAAAAGACCCATAGCATATGCTTCTTCAATAGTTACATTTATATGAGATAGTATCTGTATATCATCATACTTACGATAAACATCTCTAATACTATCCACTAGTTTTTTCTTATTCATTTTTTGGTAATATTGAATCTTACACTGACTTGCATAGTTCCACAACTCTTTTACTTTTAGTTTTTCAAGATTATCAGGTATAACAGGTTTGTTTTCAGAAAATACAGGAAAGCTATGTAATAAAGTTTGACCAAGAACACATTCTTGTGGAGTAATTTTAACACCATCTTCTTTCAGAAGACTATGGTCTTCTGTAACATCAACTATTCCAGTATGTGTCAATACTCTATATATACGTTTTGAAACTTTATGCTTCATAACAGACTTAATATTAGTCCATCCACAATCAGTCCATACCATATAATCAGATAACCCATATTCTTTATCATTTCCTACCCAAGTAGTACTTAAATCTTCTATATTTTTTACATTAATAAGCCCATTTGTGTTTTTTACTAAGATTGGAGTATCTCCAGTTACACTATCGGCGTCAGTCATGATCATAATCTTACCATAACTAAGTTGTGAGAAGTTTTTATTATCTGTGTAGTCAACATTGTGTTTTATACCAAGTGCTTGAATTAGATCTGTAATAACCGCGTTTTTAGAAATTACAGTTGGAGTAGAGTTCCTTACGTTTAAGCATTTTCCGCGTAATGGGTATATGCCGAACCAGTCACGTCCAGCCTTATCATACACTCCCTTCTCAATTCCAGCTACTGCATATGTTTTTGCTGATAATCCTTCACATAAAATCAATGTGCATTCTGTTGAATATTTACCACCAGCGTTGTTTGCTGGGTCAAGACCTTCAATCTTGACAAAACCTGACTTTTTCCGCTCAGATTTTTTCAAAACAACCATTTCTTTTGCTCGAATCATGTCTTCAATGCTATCCATTACAGACCATCTACATATAGCATTAATATCAGTCATTTTTACAGAGACATGAACTGAAGGAGATTCCAGTTTGTTCTTATCCTGTCCGTCAAACTCCGGATTAACAACTGTTGAACTAACAAATATCCTGAAGAACTGCTTGATATCTCTGATATTAAGTTGAGGCTTTCCCTTTTTATTTAACTTATTTACAATAGGTCTAAATATTGATTCACTCCAAGCATCCACATGTTGTCCTCCAAGACGGGTGTAAACACCATTCACAAAAGATACTGCTTGAAACTCAGTTGAAGGAGTAATAACAACCTCTGAAGATGGAGTTCTAATTGTAATTGATTCATTAGTTGGAGTTTTGTATAATTGTGCATAAGTAACTAAGTTGTTAATAGGAATAATTTTATCGTTTAGATATACTTGAACCTTTGACAGCATTGCCGCGTCAATGACATAACGAGTGTATAGTTTAAATATATCATCCGTATATCCTTGAATATGAAATCTTGAGAAATCAGGAGTCCAAGTGACCTCTGTAAAACCCTTCTTAAGTTTTGTTTTTTTAACTATTGGTTCTGAAATGACCTTCATATTTCCAGACCATTCTTGAGTAAAGACTTTATTGACATTGGGATCCAAACCACGAACTCTGAAAGAAGTAGAAAAGATGTTACATGCTTTAGCACCAATACCATTTCTCCCTGAAATAAGACGATCTTCTTCATCGTCATAGTTAGAACCTGTTAAGAGTTGCCCAAAAATCATAGAGTGATTATAACATCCTTGCTCTTCGTTTAATTCAATTGGAATAATATCTCCGTCATTCCACACACATGTTTCACCTGTTTCTTTATTGATATTAATTTTAATTTTTGTAGACGGGGTTTTTGTTGCTCTACTTCTCTCTACGTTATCAATAGCATTTGAAAGAGGTTCAATAAATATTCTGAGAATTGCTGGAGATATCGAAATATCTTTATTAAAAATATGATAAGAACCATCATCATTTTCTTCAGCTATAAAATCTTCTTGAGAACGAGGACGAGTTGAACCAACCCACATATCTGATCTTAAAAGTACATGATCTATCTGGTCCATTTTGGAGTATTTCTTTGTTGACATTTTCTTTGTTGACATTTTCTTTATTTTTAAAGATATCGCTTTAAAAATCAATTTTATTTAAAATGTTTTTTAGAGTTCTCCAACCCATAAAAACATTTTTCGTTTTTTTCCAGAGTCAAGACGACTTAGAAATTCGACGATATTCATATTGGAATCTAGCCATTTTTGATAAATATGATCTGACATATCTCCAAAAATTTCATCGCAAATGTCTTTAGAAAAATGACATTGCATATATAGAAATTTATTAAAACTAATAATCATCTTATAATTATATATTGTATTGTATTAGTTAAATCAATATAAGATTTATAAATTAACGCTTAATACATTATTCATTAGATTCCAAAATTCCCATCTACTATAACTTTTGACGACAGATATAATATACTCGTGAACATCTCCGTATTCTTCGATAATAGATGGTATCTTTTCATTCATCTTATCTTTTATAAATTCTAAAAACGGAGTTTGATTTTCTTCTATCATAGAATTCATAACTTCTTCTTGGGCATCCGCTAATACATTATTAAGATAAGTAGTAACAACCGATATAATCTGCTCTTTGTTAGAAATTCTTATCTGTAGATTTTCATCTTCGGTGTATCCTTGAATAACATTAATAAATCTGCTAACATGTCCTGTAGAACAATACTTTTCCATTGAAACAATCTCTTCAATCAAACGCATTTTAAGTTCTTCACTTGAAGAATGTTTTTTAATATAACTCCAGAGAGAGGAGAATAAAATGTATAAACTAAAAGAGTTATCGTCAATACTGAAACGCGATGTATCTATTTCAATTCTTTCGAGAACAGTTTCAATACTAATTCTATTTAATGGGGAAATTTTTAACAAAGCATCAAATACTTCATTTTGGTCAAAGTCTAATTTATGTTCTGTATCTATAAGATGTAAAGATGCTTTCAAAACTGATATATTAATATTTGTGGAATGAACATTTTGGGTGTCATCGTAAACAGTTTTATTAAGATAAACTTGTTGTATAGGTTCTTCAACTGGACCCATAGTTCTTAAAATATGAAGCATCTCATTACCTCTTTCTAGTCTACTATTAAGGAGAAAAATATCAGCGATCTCCATTTTAGTGTAAACAGAGGTTGTTTCATTTGTGAATAGATTATCGAACTCTTCTAATATAAGCACCTTCATATTTTCATCAATAAGATATGATTTGAGAATGTACTTCAAAATCTGGAAATATGGAATAGTTTGTAAAATTTCTCTTATTCCATTTTCATACAATTTACAAGATACTGAATAAGAAATTTGTTCATTTTTGAATCTTAAATAAAACAATCTTATAGGAGTTGGTAAAGTATTGTCGTTATATATAATGTTATATAATTGACGTATGATTATTTCTCTATTAGTAAACGGTAATCTGTATATATCACTAATCTTATTACACAAAAAGTTGGTAATTTTTATTTTTGAAATAGAGTTACTATTTGTATTAATAAGAAGAGACATAAGTGTCTTAACTTTTTCTCCTATGTTTATAGAATCAATAATACAATCTGATTTATTATTAAAATCTACAGCAGAATTAATTTGTAAATCTACTTCAGATACTGTTTCATCAAGAACATTATTTCTAGCAGTATTTCTAGCTATTACTCGAAATCTTTCCATTTATAATTGTACAACTACAATTATAAATCTATTTACAAATTATACTGGAAGTAAAACTGTAAATTGCGATTCATCATCAATCGTATATCCAAGAATTTTAATATTTTGGGGAAAACTTGGTCCTTCTATTGAATAAGGTTTGATATTGTTTGGACCTCCAAATGCAAACAAAGTAAATTCTACCAAATCTGCTTCTGTAACTGTGTTAGAAGGATTGTATCCGTCCTCATACCAAGTTTGAGCAATAGCAATAGCTTTTTCAACTGTGTCTGTATTTTGGGCCAGAAATAGGTCATCTCCAACTAATTTATTTTTGAAGAAGTAAGGAGAATTTCCTATCAAGATATCATCATATAATCTATAGTTAACCTTTCTTTCTTGGGACCATTTTTTAAGTGAGTCATCTCCTTCTAAAATTACCTGGGATTGGTACTGATCGAAATCTGTAATATCTAAGTAAAAATGCTCTATGTTTTTCCTCTCGTAGTATCCTATTATTCTCTTGGGATTGTGAATAGCTTCAAGACGTAGTACATATAATAATCTCTTTAAAGTTTCTTGAGATTTTACAACTAACTTTCCATCTGACATAATACCGCTTGTGTTAGAAAATATTTTAGGGACGTTTCCGTATTCGAACAATGGATCTATTGTTATATATTGATTTGCAAAAGTGATCATTTGCTCAGGGATTAGTTCTGTTGTATCAATGTTTCTTAAAAATTTAGAATAAAGCCATATCATATATTCAATAATGTATCTTGCAAGTTTCTTGTTTCTGTTGTAGATTTCAAATATTGATGTATCGTTTTCAACATAGTTCAAGCTACTCGCAAACTCTGGAACAGTTGGTAGAGGAGCTCTTTCTTCTACAGGGATAGACACTCTGACATTTCCGATTTTTCCAAATATTTCTTTTAAAACCCCTTTTATGAGTGTTTGTCCGGTTATTAACATTCTTACACTGGATGCAAATCTGATGGCAATATCTACATGGATTTTAGATACAGATTCTTCCATTGTTTCTTGGATAGCAGAAGGTTGCATCGGTGAAGTCATAAGAGACAGTATATGACCTTCGTACTCAACGTTTAGCATTCGTACTTTACCGTACGAATCTATTTTTTGGAATGTTCCTATCTGAGGAAATACATTCTCTTCGTTTAATCTATCGAGAGAATAACTTTCTCTCAGACTATTGTAGACTTGGTTAATTTTTGTATATATTACATTATCTTTATTGAATCTGTATGCGATGTCTTTTGGATCTGAGTTGTTAAATTTTACTATTAGTTCACATCGAGGATAATCTGCACGATTAGATTCACTTCCGCTATGTTCATATATGAAAATACATGGATTGTTATTCTTTGTTTTTTGATAACATTGTATATGTCTTGGCAGTATCATTTCACCATTTAGATTATTACGAGAGAAAAGGAATATATTACAGTTGTATTTTTCTTCCAAAAGATGTATAAATAATTTTGGATCAAAATATACATTTGGATCTTTGATATTGGTTAAAATTTCTTCTGTTGTATAATCGTACATTTCTTGCTTACAAGCGGCAGCTAATTCAGGGGATAACAATTCAGCACTATTTCTGAAAAAATTGAGATATACTTCTACTTCTTCAACTGTATCAAAACGTTGAATAGTTTCATCTCCAAGAGCGAGTAGAACACAGTTTATAAAACTATTTTTTGTATTAAATACACCTGTTCTCAAGTATGAATATTGTTGATCTATGTCGATAGAGGAGAATAGTTTGATGATGTTTTTTGGAAGTAATCCAAAAATTTTAAAGTCAACGAATTTATTAGTTTTGATTAAGTTTTGCTGAACTGTTAATGAATCTTGTATTTCTTCTTCTTGAAGACCATAGTATTCTCTAAATTTAAAGTGTGTTTTGTATTTTTTATCTTTTGGATCTTTACCGTAGCAACAAGGAAGAAGAGGAAATTTTTTATTAGATTTTTTATCTTTATTTGAAATAAGACTTGGATAAGGTTTATCACTATAGTTACAAACATATTTTCGTTGTGTAGTTAAATAAGCATCTTGGTCTCTTGGAAAAATCATAATGTCTTTTCCTTCTTCTAAAGCAGCCTCTTCTTCTTCACGAGAAGTTATAACAGTTGGTTTTGCCGAACAGGTTCTTGTAAATTTAGGTGGGAATATTTCGTTTTCTTCCTCTCGTGTTTCTGGTACTACTTCGATATCACTAGATCCAAAATTAGGAATAAATTCTCTGTATATCTCTACAATTTTGGGATATTCTTCATAGTATAAAGTCATTAATTTAGAGATAATTTTTTGAAACTCATTAACAGCTTCTTGATCTCTTGAACTCTTTATTTTTACTCTAATATATTTTTGTCCTTTTGGAAATAATATTGTGTTTTTGTTTTTCATAACTGGATCAATCTTCGTCATAACTTTTTCTGTTAGTGTTGCTGTTATCGGACCTGTATTTAGATGATTGAAATATATGTATATTGATGCTTTAGAAGTTGTAGCTTTTTGTCCTTCATTGACGCTTAAAATTGTTGAAAATAATGGATCGTTCATTATTAAGTCTGCTAGAACGTGTTTATTGAGATTATGATGTGGAAAATAGAAGACTCCATTAATATTGTCTGATACCAAACTTTTTATTTCTAAAGGTTCGAGTCGCGGGAATATTTCTATAATTCTTTCTATAAGTTCTTTTTTACCTAAATTATTCTCAGTCTTGTTGAAATAGAAATGAGCAATGATCTCATTTTGCTCTGTTTCTTGAAATATAATTGTTAAATAATCGCTTATATTTGGGTTAGATACATTATCTATATAGGGAGAAACCATTAAGATAATATCTTCAGTAGTAAGAGACCATTCTTCATACGGTATAAAATCCTTTAAAATTTTGTAGAAATTATTTAGAGATGCAAAAGGTGTATTTTCGTTGAGTTTTATATAATTAAAAATTTCTATAAGAGTAATATTATTTAGATTAAATATTAATTTATTTCTATCCTTTTCTAGTTCGAAATCAGTATACTCTAATTCTTGAGCATCTTTAATTCTTCTAAAGTACACAATCTGTCTTTCAGAATCCCTTTTGTTATTTATAATACCAAGTTTTAGACCATCTCTAATTTGTATTCTGTTATTCCATACATCTTCAAGACGCAATTCTGGTATAAGATTGAGAAAATCAAATTGTTTTTGCACTCCTTGTAAATATATTTCAAAAGTTTGAGGGTTTAATGAATACTGCTGTATCAATTCTGGGTTATAAACAATAAAAGGTTCTATTAGGTCGCTAGTTACATTAGATATTAAAATTTTGTTTTTAAGGTATTCGTATAAAGAATCAAAGCTTATTATACTTGTATTATTTTTTAGCAATACAAGTGTGTCTTCTATATTTATGTTTGTATTTGTTTTAAATTGCTCCATTACAGGAGGTCCGTCTGGAAAATAAAGATATTTTGGAAGTGTATTTAAATCACTTGCGATTCGATTTATTATACTTATATCTGTATCTAAGTCGTAAATTTCAAATTCTTTTCCATTGATTTGAACCATTTTCTTTATGATATATACTATTTTATATCATAAAGAAAAAATATAAAATTATTCTATTATAAATTCGTTTAGTTCAGCCACACCTCTTCCTTTTATTTGTTTAGGGATTTGTCTTCCTCCTTTATACAAAACATAGTGGGGATAACCCTTAAAATCAGGATAAAAATCATTTAATTTGCTTTGAAGCTCTGACTCTCCTTCTTCCTGTCCATCTCCTTGTATAGTAGCAACAAAAACTTTTCCTTTGTTTTCATCCGCAAATTGTTTGAAAGCAGGCTTTGCTTGTGTACAGTATCCGCAAAAATTCGCCATTATAGCAACTACTACTGGAATGTCTTTTGGGATTTCTGGATTAATAAGATTACCATTGTTATCGAAGTCCGTTGCTTGAAGATACGCAACTGGTTTTGGCAAATATTTACTATTATTCATATTTTTATATATAACCTACAATATAAATAAATATTTTTATTTATATTGTAGGTTATATATAAAAATATAATGCTAACTACAGATTTTGGAAATTCTCTTGAAAGTTGTAGAAGTAATATTAAAGAGCCCGATCGCTCATCATTTGGAGAAGATATAGGACTAATTATGCAATCAATGGGAATACAAGCTTGTAAATCTTCAAGTACAAGTGCTTGTGTATCAGCACAAGCTGGATGGGGAGCAACTAGTGCAAAAAGTTGTATTGGAACAGAAAAGTCAGCAGGTTGTGAACAATTAATGGCTAACTTTAGCAAAACACGAATTGTTAAAGAGGCTTTAACTTGCGCTATCAAGAATAGAATTCAAGAAGCAACTACACGTGTAGATCAAGTTAATAGTGTAAGAATAGAATTAGAAGGAGCAAAATGTTGTACTTGTGGTAATTCCCCTACAGGTTGTGCTCAAATGGATGCTGACGGAAATGTATCAGGATACAAATGTTTAGCAATTGGTGATATTAATCAAACAAATACTGCAGATATTAAAACATTAACTTCATTTAGTATTGATGAATCTGAAGACGTTAAAAATACAATCTTAACTGCTGTATCAGAGGATGTTTCCTTAGCAGCAGATACTGCTAAGGAAGGACTTGGTGCTGATACTGGTCAAAAAGTTATTAACGCAAGTGAAATCGAAAGTATAACTAAAAATGAAGATTTGTCTCTAACTAACAATATTCAAAAAACACTTAATGAACTTTCTCAAACAAATGAAGCTGTATATAATTTAAATGGAATGGAAAGTGTTGGTCCTTGCATTGGTAATATTACACAAGAAAATGTTATTAAACTAGTTGTTGAAAACATTATGGCTCAAACTCTTAAAAGTGTAAAAGAAAATATGGATTCAAGCACTTACACTAAGGTTATCGATGCTGTAGCGTCTAAAAAAGTTGTAGGTCTTGATGTGGGAGCAGACCCAGCTATGGGTGGGGTTGCTTCTATTATGACTATTATTGGTCTTGTTGTTGTTGTTGGAGGTTTATATACTCTAGTCAAAGGAGGTGGTGGAGGTGTTTCTGGAACTGCTGTTGAAGTGGCAACTGGCGGAGATCCTAAGGCACAGGTACTATTAGGAATCGCTGTAGTATCATTGGGCATCCTCTTCTTATTGTGGTTTTTTCTAATGATTAAATCATTCTTGAAAAGTTTAACTTCAGGATTTGGATTGTTTTAGAAATTATTTTAATTTAAAGTTTATTATCATAAACATAATACAAAATGACAATTATATTTAAATGTAAAAGTAACGAAGCCTACTGCTTAAAGATATTAGCAGAGCTTCTCACGAACAATATCAAGACTGGTTGCTTTGAAATAGATGAAACTGGTATATCACTCTGTATGATGGATCACCACAGAAAAGTTTTAATTGATCTAAAACTATATGCAGAAAACTTTTCTTTTTATAAATTTAAAACAAAGAAAATGTACCTTGGTATTAATCTAAATCATTTTCATAAAATGTTAAAGTCAATTAAGAAGAAAGATTCTATTCAACTTTATATTGACACTGATTCTCCAACTGATTTAGCAATCAGAGTAATTCCAAAAGAAAATAACAGAGTTACAACATCTTACGTCAAAATTCAAAGTATTCAAAATCTTATTATCGATGTTCCTACTGGATATGATAAACAAGTCATTGTATCATCATCGGAATACCAAAAGATGTGTAAGGACATGGGGAGCATTGGAAACACAATGATGGTTACAGCCAGAAATTTCCATATTGAGTTTAACTGCAATGCAGGTGGTATTTTGAAAAGAACAGTACAATTTGGGGAAATAGATGATTCTGACGATGATAGCGAAGATGAAGGAGGTCAGAACAAAGATTTTCGTCAAGAATTTGTTACTGAACAACTATGTCGTATTACTAAAATGGCAGGGTTAGGTACAAATATACAAATCTTTCCAGGAAGACCTCTTCTATTTAGATCGAATATTGGTAATTTAGGAAAAATATCAATCTATATTAAATCAAAAGAACAAATTGACAACGAAACTTGTGTTGTTGAATCCGATTACGAATCAGACTAATATTTTAATACTAAACAATCAAAATTTGTTAGACCATTTTAAAATATTTATAATATTCTCTATAATAAATGTCGATAAGTATTCCAAAAGACCCAACTATCATTTCTATACTTACATTAATGTCTTCTTTTGTATTTTTTGGTTTAGTATTGTATATATTCAAACCTAAGTTCGTACAAATTATAGATAAGAATGGTAAAACATATAGATCTAAATATCTCATTATATCATTTGCAAGTACGTTTGCATTCGTAACAGCAATTACTTCTCTATTATTGGCTTCAACAAAATACGGAAACATACAAAAAGATGTTTCTGTTAAAACATCTTTTAATTTTAAGTTTAGTAATTCAGACAATGGTTTTTCATTGTAATTTACAAATGTTAATATTAAACATATTAACATTAAAAAAAATTATTTATATATTAATAAAATGCTAACAAGAAATACAATTAGTGGACAACAAGATTTTATAGATGCTTTGAATGATAATAACATAATAATAATTAACGATATTAGCGAACTTACACCAAGAGCATTCTATACAAATTCCCAAGTATTTGAATATATTAGAAATTTTGAAGTAGGTGAAAAGCTTGCACAAGGAGGTATGGGAGAAATATATACCCTTAAGAATCATGAAAAATTTGTCATAAAAGTTACTCCTATCTGTAAATACAGACAACTTGGAGAACAAGAGCATGAAGCTATTAAAGAATTGTGTGATTACGCAACTACAGGAGATTTAATATTCAAATTACCAGGAGGTCGTAAAAATACATTTACATATTTCATGCCTAACTACTTCTCTGAACTATTAATTGGAATGTATATGACAGAGTTAGTAAAACAAAATTATACTCCAAATTTCCCTATAATCATAGGAGGATTATATAATGAAGAAGACGACATAAAACCATACTGTATAGTCATGGAAAAAATGAGTTCAATTTTCGATAAGATAACAGATAAAGCAACCCTTTATTACACCTTGTTTGGAGTGTTTTATGGTCTATATGTTGCCCAACAAGTTACAAAATTTACTCATTTTGATTTACATATGGATAACATTATGGCTAGACCTATTGATCCTGCAGAAATACATTCGTATTATCTGTATGATGGAACAAGAGTATATATAAAAAATTTTAACTTCATACCAATCATTATGGATTTTGGATTCTCTCGTATGTCTATAATTCAACAACCCAATATTACGTATGATATTGTCCCTAGATACAGTCAAATTAATAGACAAGTAGGTGAAGCAGGAGGTGTAATGAACTATGGATTTTTTAACAAGTTTATTGACGGACTTTCTCTATATGGAAGTCTATCTACATATAAACGAAAAGGTCCTGTCAGAGTGAGACCTGCTGTTAATACATTTCGTAAGAAATTTGCAAACCCTAATTTATGGGATGAAGATGTTGACAGAACTGTACTTGGAATCTTAACTGGAATACCAAAAGAAAATACTTCTAAACTACTAACAGTTAAGACAGAACTTTTCTCGTGGCACCAAGGTACATGGAGACCTAAACCAGATGTGATAAACAAAGCAAAATATAATTTTACTGATCCTCTTATAGCAGCACGAAAATTCCTTAATCTAGCATTTAAAGAGAAGAATAATACGGCAAAAATACCTTATATTAGTTCTTATCAAGATATTTTTTTACAAGAATTAAACCGGTATAATATTGTTTTGTCAGATACTAATGAAACGATTAATGATATTATATACTACCAAGATAATCCACAAAATTACAAATTCGAAGAAACTTTAACACAGAGGGGTATAATGAAACATTATTATAACAATTGGTTGCATATTCAACAACTACCTGAACAATTTCTTCGTCAAATTGAATCACTAAACGATTTAATACGACCATATAACAGAGAACTAACCCCTTTACAACTTTCTATGTGTAACTCCGCTAATCAAAAAGTAACTGTAGCATTTATAGACCCTATAAAGGCTTATGATGAAGGATACAAATTCAGGAATGATTGTTGCCGTCTTGACATATTTGATTATATGTCAAAATATGAATCAGGGGTAGCTATAAACTCAACATACTTTGATTTTAAAGGAACTAATAGAAGTTACAAACCAATAGGAAAGTTTAAAACAGGAAATGAGCTTGAAACATATTATGATGTAGAACATATGCCAGTTCCACAAGTATATGAACACATAGATGGTATTAGAGCATTCCCAGCTGTTGTTGTATCACCAAGAGGAGAAGTAAAAATTATTCCATACACAGATGACTTAGAGTCAAAAAGTGATGTCGTTAGTTTATTTAGAGCAGGGCCTCTAATTGTTGATGACGGTAAAGTCGTATTCAATGAAGACAAGTTTAAGACAAAAATTAGTCAACCAGCAAAAACTAATAACGAATACTATCCATATCAATGCGTACGTGGAAAAAATTTTGATGAACCTGTTCTACAAGATCGTTATGCTGTCAATAATAATAATGGCCAATGTATTAATTATGCTTGGCCTTCAACAGAATTTGCTAGAGGATGTGATTCAGTGGAACCGGGTGAACCTATACATGGTTCAAATCCTAATCCTCGAACAGCCTTATGTATAAGATCGGATAAAGCTGCTTCTGATGGTAAAGGAAAATTAGCTTTTGTATACGTTGAAGGTCGTGGATCAAGAGGTTACGGAATGGATTTTAGACAACTAGGTGATATTTGTGTTGCTATTGGTGCTCAATATGCCATCAATCTAGATGGAGGAACTAGTTCTGCTCTAGTTTGGAAGATACCAGATGATAATGTCCTTTATACTTCCAATCCAGAAAATATTAAAACATATGCAATAGCAAGCATATTCTCTCTGGTTAAATAGTAGAATAATATTCTATATTCTCTGCTTGTGTGTATGTCTCAGTTATGTCCCGAACCCTTTTGATATGACTATCTGATGAAACAATCTGAATTAACCTTGGGTTTTGTATTAACGGCCAATACTTTTCAATACCTGACATAGAATTTGCTATATTCTCTATAGTATTACGAGAATACTTCTCTTGTATAAGATTCTCCTTTGGAACTCCCCTTTTGAGAGCATACTCATACATTTGAACAGCTTCTGGTAACTGTGATTCAGTTGGTTTAGCACCAGAACATCCGGAAATAACTATATAAGCCTTAATTATATTTACATTTAACTCTATATCAGACCAACGAACTGGAGTGCTATTGAACACCTCAATAGCCTTCTCCATCCTTCTACGTTGAATTAATGGATGTGAGTTACTTAATACTACTATAAATCTTAATACACACTGCCCTATTGTTAGGGAAATATTTGGAAGAACTAATAGTTCTGTAGGAATTCTGCTCCAATTACTGTCATATACTCCTGGGTTTAAAAAATTTACATTCAGCCCAACAGTAAAATTTCCTGTTAGTATATTATCTGTTGTGATGTATTGTGCATTAAGTAACCGTGCTTTGGCTCGTAAATGATACATCCAGTTTTCTCTATCTGTCTCTACATATGCCTGTCCTGGAAGAATGAACCTAACAGTTCCTCTCAACCCTGTCAGTGTATTCAACTCACTTTGCAGTTTCGCCAAACCAGAAGAAAACTGACTATGTATTGATATAATAACGAAAGTCTTTGATATATTCTCTTGTATAGCAATGTAATACATCTTTGTTTTTCATACTTTACATATTCCTAAATATTCAAATTAATATTTAAATAAAGAATACCATTTATATAAATGGTATTCTTTATTTCTCATAGGGGTAATACAGACGGAATGAACCCAGAAAGGGAAAATTCTATTTCTTATATTCAAGAAGCAATTTTAAAGGGTTTTTATGTGTTGGTTGATGTATGGCTTGTTGGATCAAGTTATTTAGCTCTTGGATACAAAAACCCACAATATACGATTTCTTTAGATTTTCTTAAAAACAAAAATATTATTTGCAACGCAAGATCTACTTCTACTCTAAACTTTCTTTTGGATGAAGATGTTCACTGCCTTCATCACTCTCAACATAATACAACAATGTCAAACAAAGGTTTAATATGGACTTCTGCAGAAAATACTCTGTCGGAAAGATGTATTTGTGATATGCCTGAATGGTATATGCCTGATGTAAAAAAATCTGCTTATCTGTCTTGCTCTGGAGTATGCTCTGATTTGATTCAAGAAGTTTATAATGAGAAATATCTAAATGTTATCGAAGAACAAGTAAGTGTTGAAGAAACAGAACAAGTAAGTGTTGAAGAGCAAGTAAGTGTTGAAGAACCAGAACCAGAACCAGTAAGTGTTGAAGAAACAGAACCAGAACAAGTAAGTATTGAAGAGCAAGTAAGTGTTGAAGAACCAGAACCAGTAAGTGTTGAAGAAACAGAACCAGAACAAGTAAGTATTGAAGAGCAAGTAAGTGTTGAAGAACCAGAACCAGTAAGTGTTGAAGAAACAGAACAAGTAAGTATTGAAGAGCAAGTAAGTGTTGAAGAACTAGAACCAGTAAGTGTTGAAGAAACAGAACAAGTAAGTATTGAAGAGCAAGTAAGTGTTGAAGAAACAGAACCAGAACAAGTAAGTGTTGAAGAGCAAGTAAGTGTTGAAGAACCAGAACAAGAACCAGAACAAGAACCAGAACAAGTAAGTGTTGAAGAAACAGAACCAGAACAAGTAAGTGTTGAAGAGCAAGTAAGTGTTGAAGAACCAGAACAAGAACCAGAACAAGTAAGTGTTGAAGAACAAGAATCAGAACAAGTAAGTGTTGAAGAAACAGAACCAGAACAAGTAAGTGTTGAAGAGCAAGTAAGTGTTGAAGAACCAGAACAAGAACCAGAACAAGTAAGTGTTGAAGAACAAGAACCAGAACCAGTAAGTGTTGAAGAAACAGAACCAGAACAAGTAAGTGTTGAAGAGACAGAACAAGAACCAGAACAAGTAAGTGTTGAAGAACAAGTAAGTGTTGAAGAGATAGAACAAGAACAAGAACCAGAACAAGTAAGTGTTGAAGAAACAGAACCAGTAAGTGTTGAAGAGCAAGTAAGTGTTGAAGAGCAAGAATCAGTAAGTTAGATTATAATCTATATGACGTAGAAGACATTATAGATTGTGTATAAGAAACTAAAATTTATGAAGATGTACAATCATATCATATCTAAAAGTATCTAAAAGTATATAATTGTAATTATAAAAATGGTAAAAATAGCTTTTCACACACCTCAAATTGATGTAAGAGGGACTTGCGAAGCTTTGTTTTGTTATGCTCACTACAATGAAAAGTTATTTAACAATATAAGTGTTATATTAGTTCCAAAAAGTAGCGAACATAAGAATGACCAAATAGCTTTATTAAAATTTAAAAAACGTTTTAAAATTCTGTTATATGAAGACAAGGAAGATATGGAGCGTCTTATTTCAGACTGTGATATATTTTACTGTATTAAATATGGTACTGATGATGGAATTAAGTCAGATAATATAAAAACAGTTATTCATTGTGTGTTTGACCAGACACAGCCTCATGGAAATGTTTATGCTGCAGTTTCAAAAACTCTAGCTAATAAATTTGGAAGGGAATTGTTTGTACCTCATATGATTGGATTACAACCTTCAACTTCACAAGACAATCTTAGAAACCTTCTTGGTATTCCAGAAGACGTAGTTGTGTTTGGAAGACATGGAGGACAAGATACATTTGATTTAGAATTCTCAAGAAATATAATTAGAAAAGTTGTAAGAGATTTTTCTAATATTTATTTTGTTTTTGTAAATACCCCAGAGTTCGATCAACATCCTCATATATTCTTCCTTCCCAAAATAGTTAAAGAGGATGAAAAGAATTGCTTTATTTCTACTTGTGACGCTCATCTTGAATGTAATAGTTTAGGGCACTCTTTTGGACTTAGTATCGGTGAATTTAGTGTTAATAACAAGCCTATCATTGCTTATAATGGTCCTACTTGGAATACGGCTCACCTTGATATTCTTAAGGATAAAGCACTGTATTATAAAGACGAAAACGAGTTTTATAATATTTTAAGTACATTTAATCCAGAAGATTGGAAGAATAAGGATAATAATTGTTACAGGGAATATACTCCTGAGAAAGTTATGAATATATTCAAGCAAGTATTTATAGAGTAGTAAGTGATGAACTCATTATTTTATAATATACAAATTACTCTATTTAAACAAAGGTGATTAATTCTAATAAATATGTCTAACGAAAATATATTGAAAATTAAAGAACTTAATACAAATATTATCGCCCCTTCAACAAGAACAATGAACGATCCTGATCAAGGAGGAAGTAAAATAGTGGTTTGTGGAAAACCCGGATGTTTCGCCCCTGGAACCAAGGTATTAAAATATGATGGTGATGTTATTAACGTGGAAGACGTTAAGATTGGAGATAAATTAATGGGAGACGATTCTACTAGTAGAAATGTTTTAGAACTTTGTAATAACTTTGATGAAATGTTTGAAATCATTCCTAAATCTGGAGAAAAATATATAGTTAATAAATTACATAAATTGGTACTTATTAGTGTCGAAAGAGAAAAAGGAGAAAAAATAATAGAAATTACAGTTGAAGATTATCTTAACAAAACTAAAGATTGGCAAGAGAGATGGGCTGTATTTAGAGTTCCTGTTGAGTTTGGAGAACAGAAAGTTGATATAGAGCCTTATATTTTAGGATTATGGTTAGGAAACAGAACTTCAAATATACACAAAGAATTTAGTTTTTTAAATGCTTTACGTTCTAATAATTTATTAAATAACAAGCATATACCTCATAAATATAAAGCAAACACAAGATCTATAAGACTTGAACTATTAGCAGGTATTATAGATAACAATGGTAATTATGATACTAGAGATAATTGTTTTGATATCATTCAAGAATCTAAACAATTATCAGACGATATTACTTTTATAACAAGAACTTTAGGATTTACAGCAACACAAAAGGAAATAATTAAATCTTATAATTATGAAGGTGAAATCAACTCTTATTATAGAATTACAATATCAGGTAATATAGATACTATACCTTGTCGTATTATAAGAACACAAGAACATACTAGAAAACGTAATCTTAATAATTTAATAAGCAGATTTTCTGTTATAAGTAAAGGAAAAGGTGAATATTACGGTTTTACTATTGATAATAATCACCGATTTTTATTAAGTACTTGTGATGTAGTTAGAAATACTGGTAAAACGACTTTGATAGCCTCTCTCTTGTATTCTAAAAGAGATATCTTTCCAGTTGGAATGGTTATGAGTGGATCAGAGGATAGTAATGGTTTCTATCGCAAAATTATGCCAAGTACTTTTGTATATAATGAATACAACGAAGATAAAATTAAAGACTTTATTCGAAGGCAAAAAATTGCAAAACAACATCTTCCTAATCCTTGGGCTGTTATTTTACTTGATGATTGCACTGATGATCCTCGTATTTTTAATAATCCTCTTCAACACGGTATGTATAAAAGAGGTCGTCATTGGAAGATGTGGTACATTCTTTCTCTACAATATGCTATGGATGTAAAACCTGTTATCCGTACTAACGTAGATGGTATCTTCATCCTTCGAGAACCTATTCTTAAGAATAGAAAAACTCTTTGGGAAAACTATGCAAGTATTATTCCTGATTTTCATTTATTTTGCGAAATTATGGATCAGATTACTGACGATTATACAGCATTATATATACACAATGCTAATCACTCTAATAATTGGCTTGACTGTGTTTTTTGGTACAAAGCTGATATTATACCAAAAGATTTTAAGTTTGGATCTCCAGAATTCTGGAGTTTTCACAACGATAGATATAACCCAGAGTATGTAGATCCTTTCACTTGCTAATATGTTTTTATACTATATCATAGTATAAAAATTAAATATCGATTTATTTAGAACACCAAGTATAAGGACCGTCTCCTCTAAGTTCGACACCATCTTTATCTACTTCAACTTCCACACTTAGACGTTTTCCGAATACTACCCAGAAAAATTTACAAGGATTTCCAAAAACAACAAATTCATTATTTTCAACTTCAGATGTATATAATACCGATGGAGAACCTATCGGTGTTATCTGAACTGTTAACTCAGTTGCTAAATAATTTACATAGTCAGGTAATTGTACTTTACAATGAGTATCAACAATTTCCCCTTTTCCTCTGTAATAGACACCTGCTTCTGGACCTTCAAGACAACCATGAACGAGATATTTATCTTCATTAACGGGATGGGGAATGACGAAAGTTTTAGCTGAATCATAAAAAACTTCTTTTGTTCCAGTATTCCATTTTAACGCACCAATTGCATTGTCATTTGCACTTCTAATAGGATCAATATATGTTCTAGATACTCCGTCAGAATTCAATGTATTACCAGATGCGTTGATAATAATAGAATTAGAATGTTGGTTAGTTTGTCCAGCTGTAAATCCAATAGCAACAGCACTTTCTCCTTGGTTTGTTTGTCCAGCTTGAGTTCCAATAGCAACAGAATTAGCTCCTTGAGTATTTGCTCCAGCAAAACGTCCAATAGCAACAGCGTTAAATCCTTGAGTATTTTCTGCAGCTTGATTTCCAATAGCAATAGCGTTAATACCTTGAGTATTTTGTCCAGCGGAATTTCCAATAGCAACAGCGGTAGGTCCTTGAGTATTTAGTCCAGCTAAACGTCCAATAGCAACAGAATTATCACCTTGAGTATTTTCTGCAGCTTGATTTCCAATAGCAACAGAATTATTACCTTGAGTATTTTGTCCAGCTTGATTTCCAATAGCAACAGAGTTAACACCTTGGTTTGTTTGTCCAGCATTAGTCCCAATAGCAACAGAATTATCACCTTGAGTATTTGATCCAGCAGTATTTCCAATAGCAATAGAATTAGCTCCTTGAGTATTTGCTCCAGCAGCATTTCCAATAGCAACAGCGCTAGCTCCTTGGTCAGTTTGTCCAGCACTTTCTCCAATAGCAACAGAATTAGCTCCTTGAGTATTTGCTCCAGCAGCATTTCCAATAGCAACAGAGTTAACACCTTGGACAGTTTGTCCAGCTAATTCCCCAATAGCAACAGAATTAACACCTTGAGTATTTCGTCCAGCAGAATTTCCAATAGCAACAGAATTAGCTCCTTGGCTAACTATTCCACTATCGAATCCAATAGCAACAGAATTATCACCTTGAGTACTTCTTCCAGCAGCATTTCCAATAGCAACAGAATTATCACCTTGGTTTGTTTGTCCAGCAGAATTTCCAATAGCAACAGAATTACCACCTTGGACAGTTTGTCCAGCAGAATTTCCAATAGCAACAGAATTAGCTCCTTGAGTATTTGCTCCAGCAGCATTTCCAATAGCAACAGAGTTAACACCTTGGACAGTTTGTCCAGCTAATTCCCCAATAGCAACAGCGTTACCACCTTGAGTATTTCGTCCAGCAAAACGTCCAATAGCAACAGAATTAGCTCCTTGAGTACTTCTTCCAGCTTGATTTCCAATAGCAACAGCGCTAGCTCCTTGGTTTGTTTGTCCAGCATCTATACCAATAGCAACAGAATTAACACCTTGGTCAGTTTGTCCAGCAGAATTTCCAATAGCAACAGAATTAGCTCCTTGAGTATTTTGTCCAGCATTAACCCCAATAGCAACAGAGTTAACACCTTGAGTATTTGCTCCAGC